ACATTCGTCTTCAGCCAGCCAGGGAACCCGGCGGTAACGCGGGCTGTCGCTGTCGCACCAACAACCGCACCAACGCCATTCAGCAAGCAAGCTACTTCGACGTTGCGCTTGAGTTCCTTAGCAGCTTTCGCCGCCTGGTAACCGATCTCTGAAGCACGACCGGCCTTTCGCACCCGCTGCTCGGTGCCAGAGATGATGAAGTCCACCATGTTGATCTGGCAATAATTGCCAAGGCGAACGGTTGGTGTGACTGCCGTGAATGCCGACAGATCCTGACCTTCGACCACGGGCGTTGCACTGGCCGTAGCGAGGCTGTCAGTCTGCCACTCGAAGTACGTGTTGTCTGCGTCCCTGCTACCGATGTTACTCTGGAAAGGCGTCGAAGTCGGGCTGATATCAGAGATCAGATCACTGAGATCCTCCCGAATGCCTTTCGCGTCGTAGGTAAGGAACGTGTCGGTAATTACCGCCATCGTTTATCTCCGGTTATTTCGTCAGAATATCAGCAAACAGAGCCGCAGCGTCATCGACCTTGCCGGTCTGTTTCAGCTTGGCTCTCGCCGCTTTCGCCTGACGAGAGCGTACTCGGCGGGATGTCTCTTTATTGCCGCCTTTTACGCTGCCGATTTTTGATTTGGCCGCTGTGATCTTGTCGCCGTTCGTGAGTTCGTTGTAGCGCATCGCATCGCGTAGCACGACCAACGCCCTATGATCGTAAAGCGTATTGAGTTCAACGTCACTGAACCCAACAGCCCTGCCGAACTCCATCAGCTTGCGCTGTTCGTTGGCTTGTAGATCGCCATCGGCCCACTCAGGAATTTTCTTCAACACCAGTGAGCGTTCGACCGACAGGTGCTCTTGAAGTTTCTTGTTGTTCTCACCCTCAAGGATACCCGCCATGCGTACCTGTTCGGCTTGCACAGCTTGCATCTCACCAGACCGCTGTCGCTCGAGTTCCTTCAATTTCAGCCACTGAACAGGATTCTCCCTTTCGAGAGCATCCCAATCCAAGTTTGCCGGCGTATTGGCGGTTTGCATCTGTCTTTGAAGCTCACCTAACACTTGCTGATATTGCTCATAGGTTTGCTTCAAGGCCGCCTTGGCCGGGCCCAAGCCCTCCAACTCCGCATCTAGGCCCTGCCGTTCTTTCGCAAGCTCTTGGTGCCTTTGAGTGTATGTCGCCTTGCGCTGGTATCCGCTGATGAGTTCGTCAAGCGGAACCTCTGATGTCTCGCCATCAATAGTGACGGCATACAGAGGCGCATCGCTATCCGAGAAGTCATCCGGTTCGACAGCATCCGGCTCATCCACCACCGAGTCATCGGCTAACTCGGCATCCTGTTGTGCTACATCCGAAGAATCCGTCGAGGGTAGCTCTTCCTTGGAAGAATCCTCTTCAGGTAGCTCTTCGGGTCCGGTGAGCATCTGGGCTAACGTGTCCTCAATTTGCCCCATAGAGCGCGGGCCAGCTTCTTTCGTACCGGCTTCGCTCATCACTTCCTTCCTTTTCTGGTTTTCTTACGTGATTGGTCTAGTGTCCAATCAGCAACCAATGTTCGCAACCCACGCAGTACCTCGTCAAGAGCGCGACCTTGGTAGTAAAGGCTCTCGCGGGTATCGGTTTCGTCAAAAGAAGTCAGATTCCACTGAGTGAGAATGCTCTCCATAGCGACACGGATCACCTCCACGAACACCTCGTCCTCAAGGATTTCCTTAGCGCGGCGTCCTTTCTGGTCGCGGGTCAGCTCCACTTAGAGCCCTTGCTTGAGATTGGCCTTGATAAGCTCGAGATCGACATCGTTCCGGAACTTCTCTTCCGCCTGGAACTCCCTGATCGCCAGGTCACCAGCAATTCTGGCACTTTCGCGCTCATCGAGTTGCTGTTGCTTCATGGCGGCGAGCTGAACCTTCTGCTGTTCGATCTGAGCCCGAGCTTGGATGTCCATGAGTTGCGCCTCCACCATCATCTCTTCTGGTGACGGTTTGGGCGGCTGCTCGGGCGGTGGCGGCTCGTAATCGAGCGGCAACGGCTTGAAGAACTGGTTGGAATCGGGATATCCACTGACCTCCAGCATCTTCGCGAGCGTATTCCGGAACTGGCCCAACCCGACCAATGGGTTGTTCGGCCCAAGCTTCTCGAGGATCTCTTTCTGCTGCACGACCACCTGACCCAGCACAGCCAACCGCTCGTCAGTCATTCCACTACCGAGTCCTACGGACACAGAACAGTCCATGCTGGAATCCCACACCCTCGGATCGACCGGCACCCACTCATCACGAAGTCGTACCACGCGCTCACGATCCTGATGAGTGATGACGAGCTTGAGTACACCTTTGAACATCCGCTTCATGGAGTCAGCGAACAATCGCGCCATCATCTCCAGATGCTGTTCGGCACCACGAATTGTGGCGGTCACAGCAGCTCGAGTGGTGGATTGCAGCACATCGGGGTCCAGACCCTGGCTCGCGGCGGTCTGGCCGGTACGCGCTTCCTTCATCGCGTCCAGATAGGCGACCATCGGGAATGCTTCTTTGCCTAGGAACGGCACATTGAGTTGCTGCACCATGCCGGGCTGACGCATCCGAATGATGGAACCGACTTCGGGATTCATCACGTCGTCGATATCGACCATACCCTCGACAATGCCAGTTCGCGGATAGAGCGCGAACGAAAGCGAATCCAGCATTCCACGCAGCACGGCAGATTTGATCTTCTGAATGTCTTTCGTCAGGTCCGCGATATCGGAACCGAAGAACACATGCGGCTCTGGGTCGCAAGCAAACATCGCGAACGGAATCGAATCCGCTGGCTCATTGTTGACGACTTCGTAATTGTTGCCGACCGTGCAAACGCGCCTGAGTTCGGATATCCCATCACCATCAAAATCAACGTAGCACCACGCCTCTACATACAGAACGCGCTTGCGCTCATAGGCAGATACCGGACCCGGCACATCGCTATCGGCGTAACGCGCCCAATACTCATCGTTATCGGTGAACGCGAACTCGTCGGACAGATGATCGTCCAGCATATCACGGTCGTAGCCAAGCGCGACCAGATCGGATACGGTGGACATCGTGCGATGTCCCACCACCATCGCATCATCCAGCGAGGTCGCGGCTGCATCCACGAAGAACTCTTCGGGCGGCATGGTCTCGATCTTGACCTTATTGCGCTTACGCCGGCGCTTTATCTCTACATCATAGACCTGTGGCACCGGCTGGCCTTGCGCCTCCATCTGCTGAAGCTGCTCGGGCGGTATACCGGGTGCTGGTTGTCCCTCGACCGACACGGCTTCGACGCCCTCTTCTTGCAGGATCAGACCAAGCGCACCCTCATCCAAGCCTTCAAAAGTATGGGTATGAACAGTGATGCTGTCGTCCCACCACCATTTGACGAAACCGCCCTTATTCATCAGGGCGTCCTTGAACACGCTATAAAATATCCCTATCGCGTCGTTGTCTTGCTGTAGGATGTAATTAAGGTAGTCGGTCGCCTGTTCGGCCATCCCGACATCGTTCGCATTACGGGGCACGAACTCGACCGCTTTTTCGGAGCCGAAGAACACCCGCATCATGCTGGGCAGTACAGCTTGCACGGAATCGCGCACATCACGGCTGACGACCTGGGAACGGCCATCGACCTCGTTCCCGAACGGATCGCCACGATAGTATTTGGTAGATTCCGCCCGAATAGGCGAGATGTCGTCGTCTATGTACTGGATCGCGTCAGAGATGTAGGAAGCGACTACGGATTGTAGCTCGCCCTCGCTCATCCCGACGCCGGCTTCGGTTTCGGCCTCGTCAATATATGCCAAAAAAGACTCCAGCCCCCGACCATCCGAAACATACCTAGTGGCTTGGACTTCTGTCAATTCGGGAGGTCTAGGGGCACCACTTCTCCGGGTCGGGGAGAAAGTTAGCCACCATGTGGATGTTTAAGTCAGCCCCAAGTGCCAAGTTTCACCGGGCTAACCCCCTAGACTACACCAACCAAATTACGCTTCACCTGACGCATGGACTTGAATCGCGCACCCATCGCGGTGCCGGCATCCGAGGAGAACGTCAAGACGAACGCATCGGCGGAATCCGGTGATGCCACGCCGCGCTTTTTGAGTTCACCCTTACTCTCGATCTTCACCCTGCCACTCGAGGTATAAGTATAGCGCACCATCGCAAGTTCGGTAGTGAGTGCCGAGTCGCGGGGTAACCTGACATCACGCCCCTCCAGCCACGCCTTCGCCTTGTACCAAAGTTCACTACGCAGGTTCAGATAATGCTCGCCCATCGCTGGTGATTCAGCGACATTCACCCCATACACAGGCATCTGCAACTCACGCAACCGATCGACGACACCCGCGCCCAGCCCGATGGAATCGACAAATATCTCGGACGGTTTTTCATTAGTAGCATCATATTCGATCTTTAACGCCCCGGTCAATTGCATGGTATCGAGGTTGCGCCAAAGCCTGATTGGCTCGGTAACCGCATTGCCTTTCCGCTTGCAGAGCGCGGAGGAATCACTCCCAAACCGTGCCACATCAACGCCCCAGACCACCGATCCGAACTCGGTCGGTTCAACGTCCCTGCTCACGGCCTCAGTAATGAGTTGTTGCGGGATGACGGTATCGTCATCACCACGCGGGAACTCACCAAGGACGCGCACCCGGTAGACATTCGAGCCCTCGCCATAACGGAGCCGACATTCCTCGATGTACTCCTTGGACACTCTCCCCGTATCGACGCAGCTTACATGGAAAGTCGTCCAACTATCGGCCAGCTTATGGAACGTATCGTAGAAATAGCCACTTGAACGCACCGGGTTACCGGCCAACACCATAGAGGCATTGAGCGCAGACATACTTCCACCAGCCGATTCGTAGACCTGTTCCGGCACGCCACTCGCCTCGTCGCAGATCAACAGCACGTTGTCCGCGTGGACGCCTTGCAACGCATCCGGCTGCTCGGCCCTGCTGGTCTTAGCTGATATGAAGTTGCGCTCAGGGTCCTGGGCAAGCTCGATGCGGTCGGCTTTCACATTGAAGAGATTACGGAAATCGGGCGCGGACTGCTTTAGCCATGCCTTGGTTTCGGGCAGTAGCGCGTCTTGTAGCTGGGCGGAGGTAGGCGCGGTCAGGATCACCTTCGCATGGTAATGCGTACCAATCCACCAGAGCGCGAGCCAGGACAGGCAACTCGTCTTGCCAACACCATGCCCAGACCTGATGCTAATGCCACGGTCGCCCCGGGCAACGGCTTCCATGACTTCGGCTTGCCAGGGATCGGGCCTAACCTGAAGGATGCACTCCACGAAAGAGGCTGGCTGCGCCCGCATCTCCCGTAGCGGAAGCTCATAGAAATCTGGACTCACTGCCCCCGGACCCTTAGTTGTGGCATATGGCACTCTCCGCTATATTTAATCAGGATTCTGTGCCGCCATTTCTAATCCCCACTCAACATCGAGGTGGACTAATGACACTAGCGGAAGCGAAGAAACTAGTGGGATCACAACCACGCTGGGCGTTGCGAAATATGGTCCTGGCGCTGTCCCTGCACCCCTGGGGGAACACCCCAGAAGAGACCGCCCGCCTCAAGGCCGCACAACTCATCATCAGGAGGCTACCATGACCATCAAATGGGTTACACATCCAAACGGCAAAGGCCGCATCCAAGTAGGCGAACGTAACGCCCGGGAATGGATGGAATGGCTGGAAAGAACAAACGCGAACGGCGTAGCGAAGATCACCTCAATAGACCATCGGGCGGCCCTTCATCAGTCGCGTCCACAGGCGCAAGGTGGCGAAGACCCAGAGCCCCAAGGATAGCAACGGAGGGTAAGACGGCCCCCTCATTGACGGCTTTACGGAGTCGCGCCAGCCCCTCCTCTGAGAGAATGCGAAGCGCGTTCATCACATCATCGCGCACCACATCCCCGGCATCTCGCAACCTCTCGTTCCGGCTCAAGGTAGCCCTCGCTTGAGCCCTGAGTTCGGGTTCGAGCGCCCTCGCGAGCGCAGGGTTCTTTATCACATCATCCAGAAACTTGGTGGTGGCCGCTCTGGACCCGGACTTCTTCCATAAATCGGCATAATCGAGATAGCCCGAATCAATAAAGGCCCTCTCTAAGTCAGAGCCGGGAAGAATATCGAGAATCTCAGCACCCAAATCGCCCCGAGTTAGCGAGGGACCGAGCGTCTCGCCGTAGAGCGGCCACTTCTTCAGTTGATCGAGTTCGGCCTGGGTGAGTGACCCCTTGCCATCCTTCAGAATCCTCTCCATCAGATCATTGATGCCGGGAGGTCTACCATAAACATCCTCGATCAGATTGACGCCCCGTCCGGTGTCAACCACAAACATCCCCTCACGCTCTGCAATAACTTGTAGAGCCTCCAGTTGGTCGTCAGTAGGTGACGCATCTAGCGCGATAGTGATCGAGGTTCTCTGGAGGGGCTTTGTCTGATGGCTCGGAATCACATGATGCCATGCCCCGGCGTTCTGTACATCGAGATAAGCTCTACCGCTCTCGACGGTATTAAGAATCTCGCGGGCCTCTGGCACCACCTGACCCCCAAGGCTCTGTGTCAACATACCGGCCCTATGGCCCGGGGCATACTCTATTTTACCCGTGAAGGGATTCCGGAATATCCCACTCATCCGCCATGTAGGATCTTGGACCTGTCCCAGCGCCGAGTAGTACCGATCGAAGCCCTCGGGGGTTGTGTGTGGAACTTCCGCGCCGAACTGTAACTGATCCTCGTAGCTGCCAGCTCGCACGCCGGGAAGGTGAGCCGGATCGCCAGGCACCTTCGGGTCCAAGCCACGCGGAACGCGCTCGTATGTAGCACTGGCAGAGAAATACGGACTGAAGCTACCGTAGTGCTGCGCGGCCTGGTTCGGCAGAATACGCCCCGACTCTAACTGCATCCCGGTCCACGCAGCGGCCTGGGCGTTCGCATGGTCCCAATCACTGTGACCGCCGACCTTGTTTTTGTTCAAGTACGCAACAACCTCATCCATTTGCTCGTCCATGAATGCGTGTTGCTCGTTGCCGAACCCTTTGTCCCACGGCTTGGCGGTCTTGAATCCGCCCTCGGTTGCGAACACCCTACCCGACACATTGCCCCTCTGGTCCGTAATCGCCCTGATGGCCGCTTCTTCGGTGTCGTACACCTTCCTCGAGATGCTCTCGTAACCGAAGGCGCGACCCTGCCAGATATCGTGAACGGCGGTAGTAGCATCTTCGGGCGTTCTAAGGTTCGACCAGAACGGCCCACGTTTCGGGCCGACATCTTGTGCAAGATTCGTGACGAGTCTGCTCATCTGTGTAGGGAACCCACCCGTCTGGATGGGCGCACCGACCCCTCGCTGACTAGCAGCTTGAAGAGCGTAGCCGAGGTTTTGCTTCACGGGAGTTCTGGCAGAGGTAATCGCAAGCGTCCGCGCAAACCAGTTCTCCATACCGGGAGGCACCGCGCCTTCGATCCAGCGACTCGAATCGTCATACCAATTGCGGCCATCTACGCCACGAGCCACCCGCTCGATATAGGTTTGCTGCATCTTCGCGAGTTCGCCTGGTGTATCCAATCTGGTGGTGCCACGGAACTGTGGAGCCCCCACATACGATCCATCCGGCCTCCGAACCCCGACCTTGCCCACATCCTCAGCACGAACTCTTTGGGTTGGCAACTCCACAATCTGTGCGCGTCTGGCCGCTTCAAGTGAAGCCGCTCGCTCGGGGAGGAGTTCGGGACCCACTCTCGCGGACGCCCGCATCCCCAACTCGTCAATAGGATCGAGTACGTCCCTTGCAGCCCTCTGGGCTTCCTGTGCAGCACCGGCAGCTTCGGTAGCCGCCCTTGCGCCCCTTCTCGCTTTGAGAAGCCCAGCAGCCGGCGTGCCCACAAACGGGATGGCCGCGAGCGAGGACAGAGCGGCACTACCCCATTCCGGAGCCCATCGACCGTCCTCGCGCTTCGTCAGATGACCGTAGGCACGGCCCAATTCGGCGGCATCAGCAGCCATCGTGAACTCGGGCGCGAACGAGCCAAGCAATCCCGTGGCCTTGCCGATCCCCTCCTCCGGTATCCGTTCCAGGCCGAACTGCTCCATCTCGGCCATTCGCGGCTGCTCGCCGGGGAGCAAAGCTTGCCCGATCCGGAGAGCCCCCGCGCCGGTTCCATAGAACCCACCCTTGAGGGCATCGCCCACCAAGTGCGGCACCTTTTGGCGCAAAGTGTCCAATATCCGCCTACTACGCGTCGGCGTAGGCCCGATCGAGGGATATCCAGGCTCGCCAGCCATTGCACGGCGGCGGTAATCTGCCTGTCGCAAAGCGACCGGATCCATCTGGCCCTCGGGACTCTCGGCCCATTCCTCCACCCCCTCGAGCAACCCGGGATGAAGGCGCACGGGAGGCCATACCCCAGTGCCTTCCGGCTGAAGGGGTCGAGGATCCGAAGAGAGCAACCCACCCCTATGACGCGGATAGTGTGACATCCTAGTTCAGCTCAATAGCTCTGGTAATTAGCAGGATTATTTCGGAGCGAGGGTGGCGCTAGAATCCCGCAATCGTCGTGAACGGCCTTCCACTTTTCGGCCCAGATATCGAAATCGCTGGTTATATCGTCACCCACCCCGATTACCTTGCCACAATTATGGCATCGCCCAGTATACCGGGCCTTCATCGTGCCAAGAAATGGCGGTCGCTTATCGGTGCCACAACGCTCAACAGGGTACGCCATCTACTACCGCCTGCTTACGGGGTGGGACCGCCTTATCGTGGGACCGAAAGGCCATGAGGTGTTTCTCTGCCAGCTTCCTGCTGCCGTATACCTTAAGCGTCATCCAGCCCACTGGCAGCAATACCTGAACTTCTTTGCCACGAACCCTATATGGCATTGCTATCCTTCCATTTCACCAAACTTACGAGAAATCCAGGCGTCAATTCTCCGTGCCAACCGCCTAGTTGATTGAACTCGTAGTACTCAACAGCTCCCTCGTAGTCGTCACAGCCGTTTGCGATCAACTTGTCGATTACCGCCGACTTGTCGTAGATCACGATAGGTTCCATGCCGAACCGCTCCAGGTAGCCGAGAGCGCAGTCGTCGAAACCATCCATGACCAGTGCGTCCTCAACACCAAGTTCCAGTAGCCGGTCAGCCAACGACTCCGGATTACTCACCCAACAACACCACAACAGAACACCATAAGGGGGGTGATATCACTTCTTTTTGGGGGCGAGCGATGGGAACTTCTTGTAGACCGCCCGCCTGACCTTCGACTTCTCGGCATCGGTGCCGAATTGCGATACCCGCGCCAGTGCGTTCCTCGCGTGGCTGAGATCGGGGATCGGGTAGGCTCGCTGCCTGGGAAGCGCGAATGTCGAATCCTCCATCCGCTCGCGCTGCTTGGTCGTCAGGGTCGCCACCAGAACCTCCTTGGGTTTCGCCCGGTAGCCGATTGATCTACGACCTCCGAACTATACCCCCCGGAACCCCCGGTGAACACCCCCCCACCGCTTTATCTCAC